ATAGTCTTAAAGGGTGTCCAGAGTTTGAACTATCTGATTGATCAAATTTATAAGTGCCGCCTCTAGAAAGTAAAACTAAGTCTTGTTGAACTCCATTAATGGCGTATTTATTTCCACTATCCGTGCTTACAACGGTTATTGTGAATGTCGTGGTGGACATAAGGAGACCCTCCTTATGCTATTCTTATGATTGCGTTTGTTGCGTCTGCTGTTGGAAACTGAATTGTAAAAGTTCCGCTTGTTACAGTTTTATCTGCACCAAATGCAATTACTGCACATGCAGGATCGCCTGATGCTGAATCATTGTATATTAAAGCACCGTTAGCTGTAAAAGAAGCATCAGTGTAACTTACATCAGAAAAATCACAAACTGCGGTTGTGCTTGAAGCAACAGGAGTTACACTCGTAAGAGTTGCCCCTGCAGCAGTATAAGCTGTTCCAGATGAATTAGTAATTTCGTTTGAAGTCGAGTAAGCAGTTGTGCTTGCCCCTAATGTTGCGGAACTCGTGTATAAAGCTATTTTGAAAGTGTTTCCAGTCGTAGCTGTAAAATCGTGAACTCCTTTTAAAATCTCTACTTTAAAACTTGTGCATACTGCAGATGTTATTGCCATATTTTATTCTCCTACGGGTTTGCCGAATTTATCGGTATTCTAACAGCACCATCAGTATAGTCGTCTCTTCGTCTTCTACCAACCTGCTCGTTAGCAAACTTTTGTACTTCTTGTTTATATTTATTTTCATATAAAGTCAACATATCTATAGGGCCTTTTAAAAAACTAAAAGTCTCTGATAAACAACAATATAATAGTCCATTTGGAAAGTTAAGACTAATATAATTCGTATCATTATTCTCTAAAAGAGCTGGGGCAGCATTGTAATGAACCCTAAATTTATAGGTTGTATCGGGGGTAGGAGAAAACATCATTCTACCAGATGTGGTGTCTGACTCACCCGTAGCTCCACCAAACATAGCATAATATTTAGGTTGACCTCTTTTAGCGGACTCTGTTGATGAAATATATTCTTGTAAATAAGTAATATCTTTTTTTTCTAACCAAACATTTGCACCAGTTGTAGCTGATGTTGAATCGTAAACTTGTATTCCTCTTATAAATACCGCTCCTGCTGGGGCATTAATTGATTCTTGACCTGAAACTAAATTACCTATTTGTTGTTTTCTGTCTGCATCAATTGGTACGTCTCTAAAAATTCTGTACTGTGCATTTAAAATTATGTTTTCCAAAACAGAATCAGATAAAACATTTGAATCTGTTTCAGTGTAACTTCTAATCTGTGTTTTTAATCCTGATGCACTTAATCCAGCCATTATTCAGATCCTTTTTTATGTTTTTTATTTATTTTATCTTGTTTACGAC